CAAAGATTATTGTTAACGAGTCAGAAGGCAAAACGCCGGAACAATATGTTATTAAAGACTTTAATCTAAACTTTAGAGATATGGTAGCAACTACTCCGCATCCAACTAACGGACAAGTAAGCACAGGCGTAGGCGGCACATACCAGTCACCTGCTAGTTTTACTAGTCCAGTTGCAAATTCGTCAGGATCGAGATTTAGCACTGAAGAAAATGAAGTAGCTGTTGATGCAAAACACATTTTGCATCTATCAATGAGCGAAGGTTTAGATAATAACTATCCATTTGGTAACAGTCTATTAGAAACTATTTTTAAAGTTTATAAACAAAAAGAATTGCTAGAAGATGCAATTATCATTTATCGTGTTCAACGTGCTCCTGAGCGAAGAGTTTTTTATGTTGACGTAGGCAACATGCCAAGTCACCTTGCTATGCAATTTGTTGAACGTGTAAAAACTGAAATACACCAAAGACGAATACCGAGCCAAACAGGCGGTGGAGCAAGTGTAATTGATAGTAGCTATAATCCGCTTTCAATTAACGAAGACTACTTCTTCCCGCAAACAGCTGAAGGACGAGGTTCTAAAGTTGAAACATTGCCAGGCGGCACAAACTTAGGCGAAATAGACGATCTTAGATATTTTACTAATAAGTTAGTACGCGGTCTTCGCATACCAAGTTCTTACTTACCAACAGGTGCAGACGATTCAAGTGCACAATACAATGATGGTCGTGTAGGTACAGCGTATATTCAAGAATTACGTTTTAACACTTATTGTGAACGCTTGCAAAACATGTTGTCTGAAGACTTTGATACTGAATTTAAACGCTACTTGTTAGAAAAAGGCGTAAACATTGATACATCAATGTTTGATCTTAAATTCCAGCCACCACAAAACTTTGCAAGTTACAGACAAGCAGAAATTGATAACGCTCGTGTACCGACATACACACAAATGGCTGCAATTCCATATATGTCAAATCGTTTTGCTTTAAAAAGATTCTTAGGTCTAACAGAAGAAGAGATTGCAGAAAACGAACGTTTGTGGAAAGAAGAAAACGACGAAAACTTAACTCCGCCACCTAGCGATGCAGATGGCGAGATGCGTAGTGCAGGAGTTAGCAGTGCAGGAATAGATTCAGACATGGAAGGCATGGATCAAGAAGCACCTGAAGAAGGCGGAGTAGACGGGGGCACTGGTGCTCCACCGGATACTAACACTGGAGAAGAGTTAGGCGCAGCGCCATCTTCGGAACAAACGATATAAATACTACTATGATACTAAGAGAACTTTTTTACTTTAATCGAGACACAGTTGAACCGATTGACGATAAGCGTTACGAAGAAGATGCCGATCAATCTCCTGTTGAAATAGAAGATACACGCAAATCACGTTTGACGTTAAAACAACTCAATCGTGTTAGAAAAGCTGCTGAAGCTCAACAAGAAGAAAAAGTTAAAGATTTAGATTTTGTCCGTCAGATGTATGGTATTGCTGCTAATGCCGAAGCTGGCGGAGGAATCTAATGAGTGTTGCGTTTGTACTCGGAAACGGAACTAGCAGACTAGCAATTGATCATACTAAACTTAAATCCTACGGTACTGTGTATGGCTGTAACGCTATATACAGAGATTTCCCCCCTGACTATTTAATTGCAGTTGACCCTAGAATGATTATAGAAATAAATTCTAGCGGCTATCAGCACACTAATCAAGTGTGGACAAACTATAATAAACATTACAAGGACTTTACAGATTTTAATTATTTTGAAAAGTCTAAAGGCTGGAGTAGTGGCCCAACTGCACTTGACTTAGCATCTACCCACAACCATACTGTTATCTATATATTAGGTTTTGACTATAAAGGATTAGCTAACGGAGTAAAACTTAACAACGTTTTTGCTAATACTCCTAACTATAAAACATCAAATGATAATGCTACTTATTATGGAAATTGGCTTAAACAAACACAAAATGTTATAAAAAACAATGAAAAAACAATGTATATTAGAGTTATACAGCCAGATAATTTTGTTCCAGAAGAACTAAATATTTTAAAGAATTTGAAACATATTACTATAGAAGAGTTTGAAAATTCATACAAAACCACCTAAAGGGCTCAAAATTAACCGTTTTGAGCCTATTTCTGCATACTTTTTTTATTCTTTGTTAAATACATGTGACAGCCTTACCATAGGTAAAAGATTATTTATAGGAGACATGTAAAATGGCAAAGAATAAATTTGAAGAAATGCTTGAGCGTTTGATCAATGAAGATCGCGAAGGCGCTGAAGAGCTATTCCACGAAATCGTAGTAGAAAAATCACGTGATATCTACGAGTCACTACTAGAAGACGAAACTGAAGAAGAAGTAGAAGAAGCTGCTGAAGAAGAAGTAGAAGAAGCTGCTGACGAAGAAGTAGACGAAGACGAAGACCTTGACGAAGGGTTTGATCTTGACGAATTTGAAGTTGAAGCTGATCCAATGGACGACATGATGGGCGACATTGAAATGGGCGGCGACGAAGAAGAAGGCGACGAAGAAGAAGGCGACGAAGAAGGTGAAGAAGAAGGTGAAGAAGACATGGAAGACCGTGTTATGGACCTTGAAGACGCACTAGACGACCTTAAAGCAGAATTTGAAAAAATGATGGCTGGCGACGAAGAAGGTGAAGAGGAAGAAGGCGAAGAGGAAGAAGGCGAAGAGGAAGAAGGCGAAGAAGAGCCTGAAGAAGAGTCATACGCTTTTGAATCAGAAGACGAAGATGAAGACGACGAAGACGAAGTTGAAGAATCTGCTCAACCTAAAACAGCCGGCGAACAAATGCGTGAATACGTAGAAAAAGTATCAGCTAAAATGGGCGACACAGGTACTAACGGTACTAAATCAGCTGTAGCTGGTAAAAACGACATGGGCGGTACTACTGCTAACATTGCAAAAGCTGAAGTAGCAAACGATCCTGAAGCAGGTGCTGGCTCAACAGTAAAAGGTTCTGCACTGAGTGATACAAGTGCAAAGGATATGTCAACTGGAAACATTAATGTACCAGGCGGCAAAGCAGCGAAAGCAGGTAAAACTGAACCAGCTGGACACGGCGCCGAGAAAAAAGGTAAGCCAGAAACTGCTGATAAAAGCGCTAAAAGTACTTTAGGCAAGTAATCAGTAAGACGAGGAAATTTGAATGAAAAACTTACGAGAGCATTTGACATTCGACCAAGCTGGCATGGTAGTTGAGTCATCGGAAAACTCACAAGGCGGCAAAGATCTTTTTATGAAAGGTATTTGCATCCAAGGTGGTGTACGTAACGCAAACCAGCGTGTGTACCCTGTAAATGAGATTGGAAGGGCTGTCAAAACTCTCAACGATCAAATAAGCGGAGGTTACAGTGTTCTCGGCGAAGTTGATCATCCAGAAGGCCTCAATATAAACTTGGACCGTGTAAGTCACATGATTACAGAAATGTGGATGGACGGTCCTAATGGTTACGGAAAACTTAAAATCCTACCTACTCCGATGGGACAGCTAGTTAGCACTATGATACAAGCAGGTGTTAAGTTAGGTGTTTCATCGCGTGGTAGCGGCAATGTAATCGAAGGAAGCGGAGAAGTTTCCGATTTCGAAATTATCACTGTGGACGTTGTGGCACAGCCTAGCGCTCCAGGTGCATACCCTACTCCAATTTATGAACATTTAATGAATTCAAGAGGAGGGTATAAGGCTTATGAGTTAGCACAGGCAACAAAACACGACGAACAGGCACAAAAATATTTGAAAGAGAGCTTATTAGGTATAATAAGCAAGCTCCGATAAACGAGGAGAAATAACATGTTGGATGCATTAAAATCACTCTTCGAGAGCAACGCACTTTCAGAAGAAGTAAGAACAGAGTTACAAGAAGCTTGGGATGCTAAAGTCCAAGAAAACAAGCGTCAAGTAACTGCTGAACTTCGTGAAGAATTTGCTCAGAAATACGAACACGACAAGTCAACAATGGTTGAAGCAATTGACCAAATGTTGGGTGAGCGTCTAGCTGAGGAAATACAAGAGTTTGCAGAAGATCGCAAACAACTTGCAGAAGCAAAAGCTAAGTATGCATTAGCTATGCGTGAAAATACAGATCTTATGAAAGGTTTTGTAATGGAACAACTAGCTAAAGAAGTTTCTGAACTTCATGAAGACAAGCAAGCTCAACAAGCACGTATTGATATGCTTGAAGAGTTTATTGTTGAATCACTTGCTAAAGAAATTGCAGAGTTTAATGAAGATAAAAAAGATTTAGCTGAAACTAAGGTACGCCTAGTTAAAGAAGCTAAACAACACCTAGCTAAAGTTAAAAACGACTTTATTGCTAGAGGTGCACAAGCAGTATCGGAAACAGTTAGCAAAACTCTAAACACAGAGATTAGCCAACTTAAAGAAGATATTGAAGAAGCACGTAAAAACGATTTTGGTCGCAAGTTGTTCGAAGCATTTGCTTCGGAGTACAGCACTAGCTACCTAAATGAAAAGTCAGAAACTGCAAAGCTACTGAAAGTTCTTGAAACTAAAGACAAGCAACTATCAGAAGCAAAATCACTTGCAGTGAAGGCTAAACAACTTGCTGAAGCACAAGAAAAAGAAAACAAACGTATTCTTGCTGAATCGGCACGTAAAGACATAATGCAAGGTCTTGTAGGTTCACTACCAAAAGATCAACGCGAGATTATGACAGACTTACTGGAATCCGTTCAAACTAACAGACTTCAATCTGCGTTTGAGAAATACCTACCGACAGTCATTGACGGGAAAGGGCCAGCAAAGCGTAAGGCAGTATTAGCAGAAGGCAAAGAAATTACAGGCAACCGCGAAAAATCGCAAACTAACGTTAGTTCACAAGCAGACGTAGACAGAAATGTTATTGATATCAAACGTCTTGCTGGATTATAATATTTAAGGAGATAATAATGTCAGAACTATTAGAATCACGCTGGCAGGAGACAAAAGGCGCACTTCTTGAGGGCCTACAAGGTAACAAGAAATCTGTCATGGCTGCCACACTAGAAAACACTCGCAAGCACTTAGCAGAAAGTGCTACAGCAGGCGCAACATCTGCAGGTAACGTAGCTACACTTAACCGTGTAATCCTACCAGTTATCCGTCGTGTAATGCCAACTGTTATTGCAAACGAACTTGTTGGCGTACAGCCAATGACTGGTCCAGTTGGACAAATTCACACTCTACGTGTACGTTACGCTGACGGCAACAACGGCGCAACTGCTGGAGAAGAGGCTCTAAGCCCATTCAAGATTGCTGAAGCATACTCAGGTGCTCCACAAGGCGATGCTGCTCCAAGCGCAACTGCTGCTATGGAAGGCATTGCTGGTAACAGAATGTCAATTCAAATCTTGAAACAAACTGTTGAAGCGAAAACACGCAAACTAAGCGCACGTTGGACCTTCGAAGCAGCTCAAGATGCTAACGCAATGCACGGTATTGACGTAGAAGCAGAAATCATGGCTGCTCTAGCACAAGAAATTACTGCTGAAATCGACCAAGAAGTACTA